TGATCAACTGTCCCTTGTTAATGTTACGGAATGGTTTGCCAAAAAGCGAAAAGCACAATGCATCTAAGATTGTGCTCTTACCTTCACCATTCTTACCAATGATAAGAGTAGTAGTTGATTTGTTTAATAAAACTTTATTTGGAGAATTTCCAGTTGACAAAAAGTTTTGCCACTGGACACTTTTAAATACAATCATTTAGCCTTCCATTTAACACCCATAATCTTATAGAGATATCTTCTAAAGATACTAGGTTTATTTTTAGACATCACAGTAAGTGGAGTCTGGTCAATGTCAATACAAAAAGATGGTTCAATATTAGAAATAGTTGCCCATGCAGTACCTGTTCCACCAGCAATCAAAACAGAACTAGAAATTCTTTGTTGGAGTTTCTCATGTTCATAATTGAGACTTGGTCGAAAGTCCAAGTCAAGAGGGATCTGCTCTGTGAGTGGATAGAAATACTGGATTTCGAGTTGGTGCATTAAACTACCTCTATGTTTACAGCCTCAGTGTAGAGAGTTCTCATATATGTTTTAATTTGTTCTTTATCAACATCAGTCTCAATAGAATCTACATAATGAGAGAGAACAGATAGCGTATCTTCTAAATTGATTTCTTCACCAATCTCGCCATCTTGGAATTCAGTCATGTCTTCAATAATCTTGATTTCATGACATCCTTTATTATACAACTTCTGAATGAATTTGTCAAATTTATAAAAGTCAGTTTTATTCACAACGACTAACTTTACATACTTTTGTGCAAGATCAATACTATCTAAGTCCACTGGTTCTTGGTCTTTGTCGTTGTATTCGAGTCTTTCAAACATTCGATAAGTATTGACCACGAATTCGAGTCCTCGAGTTTCGAGATCGAACAAGTGAAACCCTCTGGGATCGTTATAGTCCTGCCATGTGAGTTCATATGGATTTCCGAGATAATGAATATGCTTATCACTACTCCGATGGTGATAGTGCCCAGAAAAAACCAAATCAAACTTTTCGAAAGTTTCTTTAGCCAACCCATCGTGTGATTCCATTCCTCTGTACATTGCGAAGCCAGCGATCTCAAAGTGTCCCATGCAGATGTCAGCTTTAGTGTTTTTAATATGATCCAATGATTCTTGGTAGTTCTCTGGACAGATCCATGGCATCATACAAATAGGTGTGCCATCTATAACAATGGTTTCTGGTTTGGAGATAACATCAATATTATTATATTCAGTCAGAAGCAAGTCTGGTGAATTAACTTCATTGGTGTTCTTATAATAAGTGTCGTGATTACCTGCCAACATGTGAACACGAATGCCACGCTCTTCAAGTTTATCAAAGAACATTTTCTTTGCACGATCCAGTGCATAAAAGTTTACATACTTACGACGATCGAAAGTATCACCAAGCACGAGCACAGTATTAATATTGTTTTCATCCAACGCAGGAAAGAATATGTTATCATAGAATTTCTCAAAGAAGTCTAAGAAAGCGATACTATCATTCCTTGCACCAAAATGTTGGTCAGTGATAATTGCTACTTTCAAATAAAACCCACCTTTCTATTTGTAGATGCTTGTGAAGCATGAGATTGTTTATTAAAGATCTCAGCCAAGCTGTAATCTTTCTTATCATGTTCAACAGAGACACCAAGTTTTGCAGCCAGTTTGTCAGCGTGTTCTTGAGACAATGTATCAAATGTCAAGATATCAAAACAACGACCTGGACGAACCAACGCTGAATCAATATCACGAATGCTTGGAAGGTTAGTAGAGAAAATCATCTTCTTACCTTTTGTAGTCACAAGACCATCACCAACATTCAAGAAACGATGCATCATTGTATTACCATCGCTACGAGATTTCAAGAACGCATCGCTGTCTTCAAGAACCATAACTTCTGCATCATCTTCAATAAAGCGAGCAAAGAAGCCATCTTTCTCAAGGATGCCTGCATCGTATGTAACCATTGCTGAACAGTTACGATGTGCCAACAGACCACGAATGAATGTAGTCTTGCCAGTTCCTGGAGGTCCAATTAGTAGGAGAATGTTGGCAGAAGATGCCATGTAACGATCGTAGTATTCGTTAAGTGTTTCACCTTTGAGGAATGGATACATTTCTTCAACAGGGAGACGATCTCGATTCAATGGCACATTAACAGAGTTGCCATCGCTAGAATAGATCCATTCAATGTAAGAGGTAACAACATCAAATGTTGCTTCAATAACTTCAACCATATCTTCTGCATATTCAACATCGCCATATGCACGAACAGTAGTGGTGTTGGAGTTCACATCAAACTTAACAAAGTTGTCAGTTCCTTCTTCGATAATCATACCAGAAGAAGAATTGTTTTGGATATAAAGATCGCTACGATAGAACACTTCTGCCCATTTAGCCCAACGATCTCTGTTGCAGAGAACTGTAGTCTCACGCTGAACAGTTGTCTTGCCTGCTTCTGCACGACGCTTCATAATCTCAGATGTGATTAAATCTTCAACATCTGAAACACCTAAGAAAATTTTGTTATCATTGTTACTCATAATATCTTTCAAACTAAATTGATTATCACTCACATCCCAAGTCCACTTACGAAGAAGTTTCCTATTGCGTTGTCTTCTTACTCTTGCTCTACTTCTGCTTCTTGCTGTTGCCAGTGCTGGCGCAGCTACAGAGTTTGCACTAAGACTACGAATCAAATCCCTTATCGAGTTGCTCATCTTCATCACCTTCAATAAAATCTTCTAGATCCACTTCTTCTTTCTTTTTCTTTTTGGCTTTCTTACGATCCATAAAAGTTTCGTCAAAAGTATGGTTCTGTTGCATAAAATCTAAATAAGCATTTTTGAATTCACCAGTCTCATCTTGATCCTGTAACTCAAACATTTCAAACGGCATGTCTTGAATCAACTTACCTTTAATATAACTCTGTTTCTTTTCTTTAGCAATCCTACGGAGAAATGCATAGTAGATAATCTGTGTGAAGTAAGCGAAAGGGTTACTCGACTTATCTGGATTGAAGTTATCAATATATTGAATGCAGTTCTCTATCCCATCAAGAATCATATCATCTCGATAAGAGTAGTTTATAAAGTTGGGTTTATATGAAAGGTGGGTTGCGATTTTTAGAATACACTCACCGATGTAATTACTAACGACTGGTTTCGGCAAGCCTTTTTCTTCAGCTTCCTTCTGCAATCGTTTCATCTCAATAATCGCATCTAGAAAATCTTTGTTATTTACATAGTGAGCCAGACATACCAGTTCCTTTTATAATTCAAGTTATTCATAAGTATACATCAAAGTTGTTGAAAAGACAAATCTTATTTCTGCAAGATTGTCGTATCAAAATATATTTGCTTTTTTATTTGCCTTGAGGCATAATCACTGTGTTAGGGTTGATCGTTACTACTAATGTTTAGTATCGTTACCTTGAACATAGGTTCTAATCTCTGGTTCTTCTTCCTCGTTTTCTCTTCCAAATACTTCTCGTAAGAGATCGAGTTTCTTTCTAATCTCTTCCTCATCTCGCTCTGTAAGATATTCCTCGTTTTCGTCTTCCCATTTGAGATCGTCAGCGGACTTTTGTTTGCGAGCAATGAACGAAGTTTTAGAATGTTCCTCAACTATCTTTTGATAATGGGAAATAAAAACATGGTGGAGTTTTTTAACGAAAAGAATATTTCGTTTGGAAATTACAAATGATTGGTCATCAGTAAAATGACAAAGAGGTTGAGCTGTTACATGCTCTTTACCTGCTTCAATTACAGGTATAATTCTAATAGACATTGGTGTATCTAACATTACATAATCTTCATCCTCATCTTTGAGGACAGCCATCATCTGCTCACCTGATGTAAGTTTTACAATTACATACATGTCATTATCATCTAGCATAGATCCACTTCTACAATTTTAACTTTAAATTCTTCTTCTGCATAGATTTTATATCTCTCTGCAGCATGATTTAGAGTATGGTTTTTCCAAGACTTCCAATGTAAGTCGTCTGCTATATCAAATAAGTTACAAGATGTTTTACCATCTTTCAATCTTAAACCACGACCAATAGATTGTAGATTTCTAATCTTTGATTTTGATGGGGATGCAAAGATAACATTCTCTAGTGATGGAATATTAATACCAGTAGAGAAAGTTCCAAACGACGCAATAATAATAGCATCATTTTCTTTTTCTGTAATATGACGGATCGATTCACGATCTGTAACATCAGTGCCACCATACACAAAGAATATTTTTCTTTGGTCGTGTGCTTTATCTTTAATCATCTCGTAAAGTATCTTTCCATGTTTTTCAACAAACTGGAAAAGGACAAGCGTATTACCTGTAGATTTTATCGCTAAGTTACGAATAAATTTATTTCGTTTTTCGTTGGTGACTAACCAATCCATCTCTTCTTGGTACGACTTGTTTTTACCTTCTTTACGGATTTGTTCATTATACTTTAAGATAAGACACATAATATTTAGTTTAGTCAATCTTCCTGAATCCATCAATGCTTTAGTCGATGTAACCTTAAGCACTGGACCAAATATACCTTCAAGAACTAAACGATGCACTTTCTTATTATCTAGAGTACCTGTTGTTCCAACACGGTAACGAACTGCATCCATCTTTTCCATAACACCAGTCAACGACTTGGCTTTAAAGTTATGGGCTTCATCTCCAAAAATTACATCAAACTGTTTGAACCATGCTCTTGGTTGTAAGTAGATCGATTGCCATGTTGTAATAAGAACATCACTTTGGAAGTCTTTACTAAAGCCACTGTATAATTTTTGGCAATGTGCCGAAACATCCCAACCATTGACACTAGAATAATCTTGGAAGTCAGAGTACATCTGCTCAACTAGCGAAGTAGTTGGAACAACAAGAATACATTTGCGTCCAGCTTGAATGTGCCAACGCATGATAGAATAGATGATGAATGATTTACCAGAGCCAGTTGGTGACAATAGAACTGCACGCTCTTTGTCTAACGCAGTTTGAATAGCATCAATCTGGTAATCACGGATTTCAATTTTTTCTGGGAGATCTAATAACTTGATATATTTCTCAACCATGTCATAGCTGATGTTATTAGTTTTTGCTACTGGAGTTACATACTCCACACCATATCCATTGCGGGTGGCGAACTCTTCAACATAGGAAACTAATCCAAGGTAAAGAGTTTTTCTTACTTGATCATAAAGACGGACTTTACCGTCCCAAAGTCTTGCTTTGTATTGTGGAGTAAATCTTGCTCCAGGATACTCATAAGTGAAGAAGTCTGCTAACTCTTGCTCAATAGAAGCATCAGCAAATACTCTAACATAGACTTCATCTAACTTTTCAATTTTAATCATTACATGCCAGCTAAGAATTTCTTCCATTCAACTGCAGTTTTTATCTGCCAGTCTCTGGCTTTGATTTGGCCAAGAACGGATTCTAGAAAATATATCATTGTTTCAAGATAATCAATCTTGACTCTTAATGTATTTAGTTCTGTATCGCCAGACAAAAATTCATCCATCTCATTTTTAAGTGGCTTGACACCTTGCCATTGATTCCAACCAAGATCTGTTAATTCTTCACGAGATAACTCACCACGATACAAACGGAATTTATTTTTCCGTAGCATGTTGTAGTCTGATTGGAATTTGGTATGTTTGAGTTTAACATTGACAAGCATCTTTAAATACTTGGCATGTAACTTGGGAGTTGCTGTAGTGGTTTCTCCGAGATAGTTATCATCGATCTCGCAGTCTTTGTCCCACTGCTCTTGCAATTGTTCAATATTCATAATATCCTCACATTTATATAATGCCTATTATACAGCATTATTACAAAAAAATCAAGTTTGTCTTACAGGAATTTGTAGTATCCATAACGGAAGGTAGCGTTTCCAACTAGGTATTGCACATCTGTATTTGTAGATGCAAATTGCAAAGAGTCAATAGTGATAGGGAACATATCAAAGAATTGAATCGTCTGCGAAACTTGGTTGTTACCAGCAAGAATTTGTAAAGTGCCGTCTGAATAGTTTTTAGCTAATTCAGAGTAATTGATGTTGTCAGCTGCATTAAATGTAATGTACTGATCGTATGACTGCGGGAAACCTAAAGCAATAATCCAGTTATAGATCGCTTTGTAGTTTGCCATATTTGAATCAACTAAGAACTGAACAGTTAGTTGATCATATGTTAATGTTTCACCAGGAATTGGTTGCACATTAAATGGGTTGCCAAATTCTGGAGCACCAAGAGTGATACCAGGAATATTCACAGACTGACAGAAGAACGATAAGTTCGGCAGTTTTGTGATATTAAACATAAAACCATTAGGTGATAATGGAGTGATGTTATCAGGAATAGGACAGGTAATAGTAGTAGTCATGTTATTATTTATCCAAATAAAAAAGAGGGATCCGAAGATCCCTCTTAAAGCACCGCTTCTATGTCGGCTTCTTAAAACCGACTTACCGATTACATTAGGTTAGTAACCTTAACACGACGGTAGTAGTAGTTAGCGTTAGCTGTCAAGTTGTCTTGACCAGCAGAACCATCATCCAAGTTAACGAATGGGTTAGCAACTAGACCGTAACGAGTCTTGAAGCCAATCTTTGGCTGGAAGCTGTTAGGATCAACTGCACGAACCATTTGTAGAGGAACATATGGGCAGTAGAAAAGACCAGCATCAAACGCTGATTGACCTTTGTAGCCAACAACGAAGAACTGAGTTGCTGACACATTGCTTGTGTATGGGTCAACATAAACTTTGTACTTACCATTTAGAACACCAGCAAAAGTAGTAGAAGTGTCATCTACATTTAGGTTGTTCTTACCAGTTAGACCAGAAGAGTAGTCTAGAACACCAGCCATCGCTAGAGCAGATGCAACATCAGCTGAAGTGATGATGATGTTACCACGACCACGACGAGTTTGTTGACCGATAGCATTAGCTTCACGCTCGATTTGGAACATTAAGCCTTTGAATTTTTCAACAGACCAACGACCATTAGAGTCAGTGTCTAGGTCGAAAGTACCAGCAGAAGTAGTACCAACTTGTGCACCAGCTTTAGCTGTTTTGTAGATAGTACGGATAACTTCACGGTTGATTTCAGCAAGGATCTCAGTTGACAAGATGTTGCTTAGTTCGCCTTCAGCGTCAAGACCATGAACAGATTTCATATCTTGAGCTAATTCGATAGAGTATTCAGCCTTCAAAGCACGAGTCTTTGCAGTTACTGAAGTCTTTTCGATAGAGAAAGCCATTTGACCGAAAGAACCATCACCAGTTCCACCTTGACCAAGACGCTCGCCATCTGCAGTTGCTAGACCAGAACCAGTAGTTTCAGAACCACCGAAGTCATAAACACCAGAGTGAGTACCAGTACCAGAGTAGTCAGTATCAGCTTCGTTGAATAGAGCCTCAGTACCATCTTGAGCACCGTAGCGTGACTTCATTGCGAAGATCAAGCCAGTTGGTTGAGTCATTGGTTGTACACCGCAAACATCATAAGCGATCATTTGTGGCATTGCACGACGAACCAAGCTGATCAATACTGGATCAAACTTAGCAAAACCGCCAGTGTCAGCGTATGAACCAACTGCGTTAGTTGGAGCAGTTTCGAAAAGAGCTTCTTGTTGCTTGCGCATTTCACGCTCTTGGTTCTCTAGAAGAACCGCTGTAACTTCTTTACGATAGTTATCTTGGATTGCTGGAGCTGATTCGTGATTTAGAATCGGAGCCCATTTTTCCATTAGTTGTTGACGAGTAGTCATTTTAATTTCCTTTATTTGATTTTGTTGAGTGCTGATAGATATGCTGACATTGCAGGATCAACCTTAGCAGGTTTCTTCTCTTCAGTCAATACATCTACTGGAGCATCAGTAACTACAGATTCTACAATCGTAGCTGATTTGGTTGTGAAATAATTTTCACGGATAGTCTTCACTTTAGTCTCAAAAGATTCAGCATCTTCATAAGAAAGTTCTTCTACTAGACCCATAAACTTTTCAGTCTCAGTGTCTGTTAAACCTTCAGAAATAGACTTAACGATTTCAACACGCTTCTGCTCAGCAAGAGTCTTAGTCAACTCAATGTTTGCAGCAACTTGTTCATTTAGTTTAGCTTCAATTTCTTCTAGTTGTTGTTCCATTTCGCCTAACACATCGAAACGCTCTTCAGGCATATCGATATAGTGCTCTTCGAATAGATCTTTCAAACCAGATACAAATCCTTCAAGAATGTCGGACTTAATACCACGCTCAAGGGCAATTTCATTCTCTTTCATCCACTGCTCGGCAATATAACCGAGGTATCCATCAACTTGCTCAACAATACCCTCTGTATTCTTCGCAACTTGCTCAGCAAGTTTGCTTTCGAATTCTTCTTCCAAACGAGCAACTTCTGCATGAACACGAGTCATGACAGCTGCTTCGAAAATAGTTTCAGCTTTCTGACGGAATTCCTCAGAAAGTTCTTCACCAGCCATTAGTGCGTCAACATCTTCTTTAACGCTTGTACCTTGACGGATAACAGCTTGGTCGCCAGCGACGCTAGAAGCAGTAGCTGGGTTTGATTTCTTAGATGTAGCATTTGCTGCAGCATCTTCATCATCAACATTGTTTCGTGCATTATCTGGGTTAGGTGTTTCGCCACCATTTGGTACTGGGTTGCCTTGACGAATAACTGCTTT